TCTACCGAACCCGACGTTGGACAAGACTGGCTGTACGTCCACTCACCTAGTGTGTCGGCTTTAGCTGGCTTAGCAAACAGAGCAAAGACAATAGCTGGAATAATTATTAGCCAGCGAGAGTTCACCACTCAACACCAATGTTTAGATTGATTATTCTTCTTGTTGGAAAAATCATTGGCAACATACCAGAATGGTAAGTATTTGTTCTAAACACAATCATTGAATTTTTTTTTGGTGTAACTCTGTAAATTATTTCTTTACCGGACCCATCGTAAAATACAGTGTCACCATCGCAGTCCTCTAGATAGTAAACAGCTGAATACCTTTTAACCTCTTTTGTCTCTGGGTGTTGGTGCGCATCAATGTGTGGAAAGCCGTCATGCTCTTTCCCACAGTTCATGGTTAAAACTGCATAGCATGAATAGATATTGTTTAGTTGGCTACCCGTCTGCTCTGCCGCCTTCATTGCAACTGGCAAAACAAGTGGAGCATATGAAGATGTGTCTTGGTTCTCGTATATAAAGTTGTGCTTAAAACCGTACTTTGTTATGTCCGACGAATCTTCGTTGAAATTTACATCAGAGAACATGTACCAACCAAAGTTGTTACCGTTCATAACGTGCATTATTTCATCGAGCATTGGCTCGTGCAAAGCATCTTCTACGTAGAACGCCTCAATCGTTGAGGGTATGTTCCTCACGACTAGCTATTTAGCCACTCTAGGTGGTCTACCCACTTCCATATCTTTCCTTCTTCGTCCCACTCGTAAACATCACCATCGGAAGGATACGGTACTGGTGCTGTCCACTGATTTGAAGGACTTAGAACCCACGAATCATAAGGTTTAATCTCAATAAAAGCATCAAGTTCTGGGTCGTATGTTCCACCAATGAACGCATAGTTTGACCTGAATTCTTTATTTAATGAGGTCTGAATCCAAACACCATCAATACCAAGTGAGGAAATATAATCTTTTCCTATCTGCTCTGAATCAGGAAAAGATACGTCACCACAGTCACTATCTGAAACAACAATTACATTTTTAACTATGTTGTTTTCTACTAATGCAAAATGCGCCATGTTCAACTCACCGTCAAGTTTGCTGTGCCAGTAAAAATGTGTGCCGTGTAACCACCGTAAGTTGTGGTAGATCCACCAGAAATAGTTCTCGTTCCTTTATTTGCTGTTACATACCTGATAACCGCATATCCAGTTCCACCGTCTCCACCGGATTTTGCTCCAGAATGGATGTTCCCACCGCCTCCACCGCCGCCGTAGTTTGCGGTTCCAGCTGTTGCCGCTCCAACGTTTGAGTACAGTCCTGCACCACCACCGCCAGCACCACCGCTACCTCCGCAGCAACTTTGGTTTTGGCAACACCCACCACCACCGCCGCCACGAGTTATTGCGCCGCCATTAGTGTATGTTTCGTTTGCTCCGCTACCACCGTTACCGCCGTTAGTTCCGCTTCTAGCACCGCCTCCACCACCAGCACCGCCTCCACCACCTCCAGCAAGGTTTGCACCACCGCCAGCACCGCCACCAATTCCGTTTCCACTTGTTCCACCATTATTACCTGAAGCACCCTGACCACCGCTGCCACCGCCAGCAGAAGAAAAACCAGTTGCGGTAGTTGTTCCACCAGTGCCACCTGCACCTGCAGCACCTCCTCCACCACCTCCAGCAATACTTACGGTGATTGTTCCGGTAACAATGTTTTGCGATGAAGTAACTGGTGCGCCACCACCACCGCCACCGCTGGTGTTAAAGTTTCCACCGCCGCCACCACCGCCACCGCCGAGTAGGTACGCCTCGAGAGTTATCTGCGTACTAAATGCAACTCCAGTTGACTGTGAACCAACTCCATAAGCGTTCTTTGGGCGCATGTAAACCACGTACGAAGTGCCTGAAGACAATCCGGTTAGGTTCAACGGGCTAGAGGAAACTCCAGCATCCACCCAGCTTGTCAAATAAACGTCGTAACCGGTTATTGCGCTGCCACCAGCAGTTGTTGAAAAGTTAACTGTTGCAGTAGTTGTACCAACCGAAGTTACAGAACTAATAGTTGTTGTTCCAGTAGGAACGCCAGCTGTTGTAAACGATACCCCAGAGGATCCTGGCCCAGAACCAACTCCGTTGACCGCACGCAAGTAAATTGTGTATGCCGTGTTTTGGGTTAAACCGCTTACGGTTACAGGACTAGTCGCATCAGCTGGGCTTAAAGCGGTCCATGTTGAGTTGTTGAACGAGTACTCGTAGTTGGTTATTGCCATACCACCGTCGTTGGTTGGTGCAGTAAACGAGATAGCTACGTTTGTATTGGTCGGGATAGCACTTAAAGAAGTTGGCGCATTAACAGGTGCAGTTGGGTAGAAGTTAGAAATGCCAAGTATTTGCATAACTACGCTGCCGTATTACCAACAAGAACCCATTCATCTGTCCCTATTTTCACTAGAGTTGCTGCAGCATATTGACCAAATAATTTCAACTTGCTTCCGCTGCTTCGCAAAGTAACACCGGCACCACTGATGGTGACCTGGCCAGCACCCAACTGAACCAGGTTCACCTGTGTTCCAACAAGGAATGGAACGGCAGCATTGGTTGGGACAGTAACCGTGATTGCGCTGGCATTGTTGCAGGTCACAAACTTCCCTGTGTCAGCCGCAACAAGAGTGTATGTAGTTCCTGTCTGAGTATTAAGGGTCAGATCCGATGGGTACTCCCAGTCAAAACCATAAGTTTGAGTCGAGTCAGCGGTAAGGACTTTGCGGTTGTCTGAGATTGGATAGCGAGTAATTGCTGAGCCATCAGTTACAAAGATGTCACCCTTTGTGGTGAGCGTAGAAGCAAGCTTGTTCGCTTCATCTGCGTCTACCGCTGTGAATACAGGGTAACATGTAGCTCCGGCCGAGTGAGATACAGCGGTTGTTCCGTCGACACCTCGGGTGATTGACGACAGCGATCCAGTAGAGCGTGCAGCTACAAGAACTTTTTCTTCGCTTGATAGGCCCGGATCAATAACCATGTAAAACGGTCCGCCAGCAGTTGTTGGCCATGCACTAACTGTTCCGGTGAGTGAAGCTGTTGTGTCACCAGACGTGATTGTAGACGTAAGGGTGCAAGCAGCTGATGCTCCCGAATACGATCTCCTAGTTGCGTATGGCATTTACTCTCCTAATCTTGTACTGATCTCATTGTAACAATACAGGTTCCTTCAAGGTCCCAGTTTTGATAGTAGCCGTCAACAATCTGGAATTCTAGGTCCTCGACAACCACCGCAAATGTTTCAGTATTTTCTTGATAGTTTACCACGACCGGATTTGTCACCAAAGCGCGAAGAGCCTGCAGCTCAACCTCTACGTCAAAGTAGTGCTCTGATCCGTGGTTGTCCAGGATTTTGTGGTGCATTAGAATTGGCACACGAAACACCTGGCTGCGGGCAGGGGATGCATAAGCGCGGGCCATCCAGCGGGTTACCGTTGGTCCAGTAGTAGCCGTCTGGCGTGCTAGTGCAAGCTTGAACTTGGCTTCAATAAACTTTTCTTGTGGTCCGGTAGAAACTTTTTCGGTAGAATTTTGCTGAGAGTGGGCAGCCATAGCCGTGTATGCAGAAGAGTCACTTGATATAGACGGGGTTACCGTGCCCTCAAGTGGGGTGGTTCTGATATCAAATTTAGCTACAAATTTACGGTCAGGGATACCCCATCGGTATGTGCCGGTAACTATCTCGCCAGTCTCAACAAGATTGGCTGTGTCCTCTACATACACGCCATCACCAGATACGGAGAAGATCCTCTTGTTGTCGTACGTAATTACATTGTTGACATTTGCTGTGGACGTAAGCATTAGGTCTGTTGCATATGCCGGTGTGTTAGCTGATGTAAACGAAGAAAGATCAATGCGGCCAAGGCCGGTAGATACTCCATCATAGTTGGACCAGTTGAACCAAACATATTTGTCGTCAGCCGTGAAGGCTGTAACACCACCAGAAACCGGTATCAATGCACCCGAGGTTAGGTTGGAGTCAGCATCAGATGTTGCGTAACGCACGCCTTTGCTTGTCCCAATAAACATGCCACCAAGGTATCCAAAGACAGTGTTTGGTATTTCTCCAGCTGGGAACTCAAGAGCCACGACCGGGGTATCTAGAACACCAGTACTTGCAATGGTTATCTTGTAGATTGCACCGCGGTCTCCGCTGTATCCAGCTGCGTAGATTGCGTTCTGTCCAGCAGCAAAGCTTGTCCAGTTCCATGTTGTTAGCGGATGTGTGTAATCAGCGGCACCAACGCTTCCTGATGGACTGTAATGAAGGAGTCTTGCATTCCCTGCAGCAGTATTTCCGGACACCATTACGTATCCTTTTACGAAGTCGACATAATAAAACTCATCACCGTGTGCAATGTTTGATGCAGTCTGGGTATCGTCGATTTTCCACAAACCATGAGTACTGTTTGTTCCCTCGTAAGTTAAGTAGATGTTGCTTCCATCAGAAGCCATGTCACGAGGAGTGTGACCAGCTGGTAGACCGGTTATAGGGGTCCAGGTTGGAGAAGAATCAAACGGATTGGATGAATACCTGACTGCTTGGCCATCGGATACGTACACCTTTCCATCAGCAACATGCAATCCAAGATTGGTGTTAGCTGAGTTAAGGGATTCTTTCACCTTGTTAAGAAGCTTTAGCTGGCCCTTGGTCCACGGGTTTATACCCTTGCTTGAGTAGAACCTATAGTCCTGTGCCTCTGCGGTGTCTGCGTATAATTGACCTGCACCTAAATGCCAAGAGGTTTCACCACGACGCCACAATCCCTGCGGGTTGATGGCTGCTTCGCCGGGAGATGTTGATTGGTCAACTGAGTCGCGGACACGCGCCTCAAACCCACGCATAAACTGATTTGACTTTTGATCAACCAAGTATGGTCGACCGTCAATCGCTATCGGGAAGATGTCTGGTACCAAGTTGTTAAGCGACTTTCCTGTGAAGAATGGGTGAGTGTTTACAAATGGTTCTGTAAACGTAAGCAGGCCAACCACGGCTTACTCCCGTGTTAAGAACGTTGGGTATGCCCTGGCTAGTTTTGCTGCCTCCGCTGTGATTCGGTCCTTGCGGAGTTGCTTCATGTTTGAGATGGAGGCTGTCACCGCACCAGCACCAACTTCTTCTGCACGACGGGTATCCCCCTGAGACTCTGTGAAGTTGCGCTTTATTTCTCGTGGGGCTATCAAGCGGATCTGAGTGCCGATAGTAACGATGTCGGTAATAGATTCCTGGATACCACATGTTGTGTTTATGTCGGTGGATTCGCTGCTTACGCCACTATATGTAGTTTTGTAAACAATCCTCAGTCTTCCGGGATAAACGTTTTGGTCGAACTTGAGAGCATACCCAGAAGCAAAGTCATCGGTTGGAAGGTCTCGAACAAGCTTTACTTTTCTTGTAACTGGGTAGTCATCGTTCTGATAACGGACAGACACGTTGAGCAGGTCAATAACGTTGGCTGCACCTGTCAGGTTGATCATTCTGTCTGAACCGTTGTAGGTGATGTTAAGGGTTTCAACCTTAAACAAACCATGCATAGGAGAAGAAAGATCCATGATTTCGTCGTTGATTGCCTCAAGCACTTGAGCGCGCGGGAATCTAGGACTAGCCGTGACTATAGCCCCAGCCGTGTGAGCGGCTGCTGTAGTGCCATTGTAACCACGTTGAACAACAATGGTTTTGTTTGGCGCATCAGTTTCCCAGATGTAGAACATCTCTGATTCAATTTCAAATACCTGACCAGCACGAAGAGACTCAAGTGCGTACGTCATTGTGACGGTAGTCGCAGATGAGTTGATAGTCGAAGCAAGCTTGTTGCGTGCCTCTACTGTTCCCGATAGTAGCTGGCGCAACGTCCTGTCGATGACGGTTGCAGCTGTTGTCATTTACTTCTTTTTCTTCTTAGCTTTCTTCTTGCCATATTCCATGGCCATTTCTTTCTTGCCTTCTTTCTTCTCGTGCATCTTCATAGCACCCTTGGACTTATACTTCTCGCCTTTAGCTGACATGATTACATGCCCTTCTTTTTCGACTTCTTGGCGGCCTTCTTCATTGGCTTGCCCGTCTTCTTTGACTCGGCCTTAGCCATAGCCATACCCTTAGGGGTGTAAGCAAATTCCTTCTTTCCTACTTTTGGCATGATCACTCCTGATTAGTTGTTATGAAATCTTACCATTTGACTTTGTCTGCCCAATAAGCTGCAGACATCTTGCCCTTTGCAATGTTCTTTGCATGACGGGCCTTAAAAGCTTTGTTCCTTGCTGACCCATCGGGAGAACCCTGCACACCCTGCTGACCAAAGCGGATCAGTTTCACCTGGCTTCCGGACTTGGCAAGCACGGCATGAGACTTCTTTGCTCCAGGAGTCTTCTTGGGTTTGTTGTACCCGGAGAACTTTTCTCCTCTGTATTCGATTGCCATTAGATACCTAATCCTGTTTCGACTTGCCAGCTATGTTCGGCTTTCTTCTCTACGTTTGCAGCGCCATCAATACTCTTTGGTTGAAGGCCGTTCTCGCGTAAACGCTTATAGGCTGGCATGTCCTTCTGCCAGTTACGCTCAGTCTTGTTGATTCCATCGACAGCCATACCACGGGTGGTAGTGGTGTTCATGCCCATGCGCACGCCGGAAACACGACAAGCGAAGCAGCCGTCAACATCTAGGGATGGGTGGGTCTGTTGGTGAATCACGATATGTACGCTCCGTATCCAGCTGCAGTCAGCTCTGCTACCTCTGTGTCATCGAGGAATATGTTGTGTCCACCAAGGTATGCCCTTGTTGATCTTCCATATCCAGGATCATTAATTGTATACGAACCATCTGTCAGGCGGTACAGGTTCTCTACGCGCACACCAGGTGGCATGTGGGCAAACAACCTGTCGGCCATCCTGTCTCCAAATAATTCAGCAAATGCGTAATTGGTTGTGTTCGGAACACGGAAGATTCGTGACTTAACCCACTCTGCGTTACCGCTTGTCGCTCCCACTCCGGAACCCTCGGCTGTTCTTGGGAGTAGCTCAATGGATACAGAGGAGGATGTTCCCTCTCCAGAAGCCGAAGCTGTTCGTATTGCGACAAGCCTTCCAGTTGCAATCTGTGATCCAAGACCGGAACCAGTTGCTGTTCTGATGCTCTTGACAAGTCGTACCGCCGAGTCCGTTCCAAGTCCGCTACCAGTAGCTGCGCGCAAGAGGTTGCGCAAGAAGACAACAGAAGATGTTCCTGTTCCAGACCCAGTTGCCGTTCTGATAACAAACAAGAATGGGTCAGCTTCTTCTGTTGAAACTCCAGATCCAGTTGCTTGCCTGAAAAGTATCTCGAGATCCGTGCTTGTGGATTCCCCAGCAAAACCTATTCCGGTTGCAGACCTGACAAGACCACGTATGAATGTGGATGACTCTGTTCCAAGACCGGAGTCTGTTGCTGTCCTCAGGTAGTAAGCAGGACCAAGATAGAAACGCCCACCGTTAAGAAACGGGAAAGAGAAGTCGGTGACGGCACCAAGACGTAGTTGTGTTGGACCAGAAATTACAATCGTGTAATTACCAATAGCCGAGTCAGCTGCGGTACGTAGAACAACTCGTGTTCCAGAACCTGACTGTGTTCCAGTGCCAGAACCAGTAGCACTCTTTGCTCTTGTTACAAACCCAGGAGCAACGTCTGTTCCAAGACCAGAACCACTAGCAGTTATCTGCCATATTGGTGCACCAAAGTAAAGACCAGTAGCTGGCCTGTACGGTGATGAAAACTTTGTAAGCGTGCTTTGAAAAGCAGGCATAGGGAATCTCCCTACCTACTAGTCAAGCGAAAGTGTGAGTGATGTGATTTGGAAAGTGTCGCCAGCGGTTACAGCGGCAGATGCAGAAAGTGCACCAGTCCACAAACAGTTGCCTGCGGTTGAGGCATCCCACATTGACCAATGGCTGTAGGTTTCAGTTGTTGAAACGTTTGTCCACTCGACAGTTGCGCTTGTAGCAATTGATCCAGATGCAGCAGTAGCCCATGAAGTTGCCTTGCGGGTTGCTTCAGTTGCTGCTGCGGTAGTACCGGCTTCACCGGCATCAGCCGTGTGCAACTTTAGATACACAGTAGTTGGCATTGTGTATGCGGTCTTGCCAGTGATGTGCTCAAGGATCTTAAGTTCTGCGTAGTTTGAAATTGACATGTGACTCCTAGTTCTTAATTAGTATAGCAAAGCCCCCCCGCCTTTCGAAGCGGAGGGGCCTTACTGATTACTGCTATGTAGCTAACTACTTAGCTAGCGTTTACACCGATTGACGATGCTGACTCAATACGACGCAATGAAGCCTCGCGGAAGCGGCCGTAGCCACCGAGCCAGTACCAACCAATTGGCATCAAGCGCATGAGCAAGTCGGTCACGTTGCCGCGAACAACCTTTGGCATTGCGCCGTTTCCATCCTGGGTGCTGAATGCCTTAGCAAGAGCCTGACGACCCATGATAAGAGTTGCATACGAGTCACCCGTACCAGCTGCTCCAGCGCCGTTGAAAGCGTTTTCGAAGATTGGTGCGCGTGGGGTCTCGATGAATCGTACTGATTCGAAGAGGCCGATTTCGCCGTTGTAGATCCCGGTTGGGTCAACGTAGTTAGCTGGCGTACGCCATGCTGATGCGTCGGTTGCCGAACGGAAGTCGTACGAAACGTCTGGGTGGATGAAGCCGATGTACGAACCATTGAAGGTTGGAACGTTGGCCTTACGCAATGCAGCTACCTGCTTGCGAATGTCGTTTGCTACCAGCAAGTCGTCAACAGCCATGCCAACGCGTGAGGAAGGAGCCGAAGCACCACCAGTTGCGTAAGCTACGTTGTCGCCTGCAGCAAGAACTGCTGACACAACTTTGTCCATTGAGTCACCGGCGTTGTAGCCGATAACGTTTGCTGCTGCAGCGTCTACGTCCAAGAACGCGGTGCCACGGAGCTTAGCTGTGGTTACAACGGCGTTGCCGTATTCTGCAAGGGTGACGGTCTTCTGGCTGTCCGAAAGGGCAGTAGGAGTTACGTCGGTCACTTCGTTCAACGTGCTGGTCGCTGCTGCGATGTCGTTGAAGATAGTGAAGGTTACAGCGCTTCCAGGCATTGCCTGTGCTACTGGTTGTACGTCAGCTGCCTGATCGAACAAAAGCTCTGAACGCAATGCGAAGTATGCAAGACGGTCAAACGCAATTTGATCTACGGACAGTGACGAGGTTGTTGTTTCGCCTGCCATGTTATTAGTTCCTTAATTGAGTTAGATGATGTTGGTTTGGTTGGCTCGCGCCTGGGCCAGTAATTCCATCACTTCTCGTTCAGATTTGGCATTCGAGATTCGTGAAGCAAAGTCAACTTCCGGCTCACCTACATCGCCTACTCGTGCTGCATTGCCCATTCGATTCCACGCCTGCTGTTCGGCTGGCGCTACCTGCTGGGGTGCTGGTGCACTTTGTTGCGGTGTTAAGTTAAGTTTGGAAGCTGCAGACTTGATGGCATCAGCAGAGATTTCACCGTCGTAGCCTTTGATGAAGTATTCAGCTACCGGGCTTGACAGGTCTACACCTGCTTCCACGAAAGCTAACTTCCTCTTGGCTGCTTCAGCATCTACTTTCAGCTGTCGAAGTTCTTTGTTCTCTTGTTCCAGTTTCTTCAGATGTGATCTGACCGGATCTCGAGTTTGCTGCACTTGGTCTTGAACGTCCTCTTCTTCGTAGAAGCCTTGTTCTGACATGACCCACTCCTTCTGCCCACGTTTAGTTGGAGGAACCAAACGGCTGCTTAACTTACACCCCTAAGTGCACATTGAAACCGGGGGATTTTCCAATGGTTAGTTCCTAGTGGAACTGTTAAAACTATATCACACGCTTCCTAAACCGGACTGAATTGCTCCACCAACTTGACGTTGCGTGAATGATCCACCACCGGAAAGTCCAGCAACTTTCTGTCGCTTGAGTTCATCAAGTCTGCGCTTTGCTTCTGCATCTGTGTTGAGTGCAGCACCAGCAATTTGTTCTTGGGTTAGACCAGCTTCTGTTTCTGCTGCACGACGAAGCTCACGCATTCCAGCAACACTTTCAAATCCAGCTGTCTGCTGTGCCTGGGTAATGCCACGGCGATCCACACCTTCGGAGAACTCTCTACCAACGGTTAGGCCAGCCTGACGTTCCGCCTGGGCTGCGGTTAATGCTGCCTGTGCCTGGATCTTGTACTCACCAGAAGTCATCATTGGTCGAGCCTTCTCTGGGTCAATAAAGTAAGCCAGAATGTCACCATCGCTAAGCCCGTACATTGTCCTGAGCTTTTCAGTAACGTCAGCTGGTGCGTCCTTGACCACACGGTAAGCATCACGAAGTCTGTTGTTCAGTTCATTAACCGACACGTCTCCACCGATCAGCTTGTCCAGCTGATCACGGTCTGAGTAGAAACCTTGAGGCAAACCATTGTACGACATTACGTTCTTGTACTCCTGCTCCATGGACAGGTAGGTGGAT